AGGAACTCCTATTATAAAATCAAAAAGATTAATACAAGAAATGTTTGTATTTGTTTGGTTGAATGGTAAAGCTCAAGCACAGATTGGATATAATGATGATTTAGTAATGGCTTATGCAATTGCATTATGGTTACGAGATACAAGTTTAAAATTAAGACAAAGAGGAATTGAATTAAATAAACGAGCTTTATCTAAATTTCAAAAAACTGATTATAGTATTTATACAAATAAAGACCAAAATCCAAACGACAGTTGGGATTGGAATAATGGTCAAGATAACGAAAATTTAACATGGCTTCTGTAGTTAGTTATATTTATAATAAATAAAAGAAAATATTATGGCATCATTAAGAAAACGATTACAAAGATTATTTAGTACAAACGTAATTGTTAGAAAATATGGTAAAGATAAATTACGTGTTGTAGATACAAATAGATTACAATCTACAGGTAATATAGCACAAAGTAAAATTACAGATCGGTATTCTAGATTACATGGTACAAATAAACATGGCTATGGATCATATGGATCTGCTTACGGAGGATATGACGCAAATTATTATTCTCAACAAAATAGAAAACAATTATATGTTGATTACGAAATGATGGATAAAGATCCTATTATTTCTTCAGCATTGGATATATATTCTGACGAATCTACATTAGAAGATCAATTTGGAGATATATTAACAATTAAAACAAATAAAACACATATACAAAAAATATTATATAATTTATTTTATGATGTTTTAAATATTGAATTTAATATGTGGCCATGGATACGTAATTTATGCAAATATGGAGATTTCTTTTTAAAATTAGATGTAGCAGATGAGATTGGCATTTTAAATGCAAGACCATTATCAGCATATGAAGCAGAACGATTAGAAGAGTTTAATCCTGAAACAGGAGAATATGAAATTAATTTTCAACATACTATTTCTGAAAATGTTAAATATGATGTTTTTGAAGTAGCACATTTTAGAATGATATCTGATTCTAATTTTTTACCATATGGTAGATCCATGTTAGAAGGTGCTAGACAAGAATTTCAAAAATTAATGATGTTAGAAGATGCAATGTTAATTCATAGAATTATGCGTGCACCAGAAAAAAGAGTATTTAAAATTGATATTGGTAATATTCCACCTAACGAAGTTGATTCATTTATGGAACAAATTATCAATAAAATGAAAAAAGTTCCGTATGTAGATAAAAATACAGGAAATTATAATTTAAAGTTTAATTTAAATAATATGCTAGAAGATTATTATTTACCAGTTAGAGGTGGTAATAGTCAGACACAAATAGATACATTACCAGGAATGACTTTTACTGGTATTGAAGATATTGAATATGTTAAGCATAAAATGATGGCTGCTTTAAAAATTCCAAAACCTTTTTTAGGATATGATGAAGGCGTTGAAGGAAAAACTACATTAGCTTCCATGGATATTAGATTTGCAAGAACTATTGAAAGAATTCAAAAAATAGTAGTTTCTGAATTATCTAAAATTGCAATTGTTCATTTATATGCTCAAGGCTTTGAAGGAGAAGATTTAATTGGATTTGAATTATCATTAACTCCACCATCTATAATTTATGATCAGCAAAAAGTTGCATTAATGAATGAAAAAATTCAATTAGCAGTTGCAATGAAAGATTCAAAATTAGTTTCTGATAAGTATGTATATGAGTATATATTTAATATGTCTGAAGATGAATGGTTAGAAGAAAGAAATAATGTAGTAGAAGATTTAAAATTAAGATTTAGACAAAATCAAATAGAACAAGAAGGAAACGATCCTACACTAACAGGCGTATCATATGGTACTCCGCATGATTTAGCTTCAATGCATCAAAGCACAGATGATGTCACAGATACTGATAAAGGAGGACGTCCTCCAGAAGGAATAAAATATGGGCAACATGCAAATGAATTAGGATGGGATCCAACTGGTGCAAAAACATTGAAACAAGCTTCAACATTTCAACCTGAATATAAAAGAAAATCAAGAAATGTAGCTACAGAAAACGCAGATATTTTAAAAAAAATAAAGAAAAATAGATCAAAAGTATTGTTTGAAACAAAAAAAGAAATTGATGATAACGGATCAATGTTGGATGAAAACAATATTTTATAAACATTACTATATTTATATGAAAGAACTTGTGTATTAACATGAAAAATCTTAAACATTCAAAGTATAAAAATACTGCTATTCTTTTCGAAATGTTAGTTAGAAAACTTACATCTGAGACTCTAACTTCAGATAAAACAGTTACTGTTGAAATAATAAAAAAATATTTTGGAAAAAATACAGCATTATCAAAAGAGTTACAATTATATAATTCATTAATTAAAGAAAACTTAAAATCAGAAGCACAAGCATTAGATTTTATTCGAACTTGTAAAGATGCTCATAGCAAACTTAATAAAAGTTTATTACGTAGACAACGTTACAATTTAGTAAAAGAAATATCAGAAAATTTTGATTTTCAGAAAGTTTCAAAAATTAGAATTAATAATTATAAAGAATTAGCATCTATATATAAATTATTTGAATATACTGAAGCTGATAATCCAAAGGATCTTTTAGAATGTAAAACATCAATTGTTAGTCATTTACTAGGAGAAACTAAACAGTCTTTAAAATTAAGTCCATTATTAGAAAAATATAAAGGATATAAAAAAGATGTTCGTATATTAACATATAAATTATTAGTAGATAAATTTAATTCAAAATATTCTGTATTAGATGAAAATCAAAAAAAAGTATTAAATAAATATATTACTCATGTTAATGATTCAGAATCTGTTAAACAATATTTAGAAGAAATTATTCCAAGTATAAAAAAACAATTAAAAGAACAAGTGTCATTAATAACAGATAAAGCAACAAAAATAAAAGTTGATAAATTATCTGAAATGCTTTGTAACGTTGAAACAATTAAAACTATAAAAGAATCTCATGTTTTAACTATATTAAGATATTATGATTTAATCAAAGAATTAAAAGAGGTCAATTCCAAATGAAATCATTTTTAAAAGAAATAGAATCTAAATTCAAAGAAATTCATGAACAAGATCAAGACGGAGACAAAGATCAAGATTTTGCAGATGTTCAAATTGCTAGAATGGTAGCCTCCGGAATGTCTAAAGAAGATGCAATTGCAAAAGTTAAAGGTAAAAAATACAATGAAGAAGCTAAACCTGACTTTTTAGATTTAGACGGAGACAATGATAAAGAAGAGCCAATGAAGCTAGCTGCTAAGCAAGCTAAAGCTAATGAAGCTACGATTGAAGTACCTCAAGAAAAATTAGCACAAGTTAAAGCACAAGCAGACGATGATGATACTATAAAAGTCGTCGACGAAGAAATTGATGAACAAAATGTAACAGGAGCTATAGCTGGATATAATACACCAAATGCATTTTCAACAAAAGCACAAGCTAAAAAGAAAAAGAATATGAAATATGAATCAGTACAAGCTGCAATGGATCAAAAGTATGCTGCAATGATTGAATCATATTCTAAATTTTCAACGGGTAATCCAAAGTCTACTCCATCACAAACAGTTAATGGAACAATAAAAGAAGTAGCAAAAAAATTACAAGAAATAGAACAACTAGTTAAATATACATCTAGATTAAAAAATGAATCTGGTATAGCTGGATCAACATATGGTAAATCTACTCATAACGCATTAAAGAGAATTTCAGAAAGATTATTAAAAATATCTGAAAGAGTTAGAAGTTTAGGAGAATAATATGAGTAAAGCTTTATTAGTAGAATATATACCATTTAAACCAATTGGCCCAGTTAATGAGCAAATGGGTAAACAATATGGAATACCTGGTGGATTAGTTGTTCAAGGAGTATTACAAAGAGCTGGAGCTAAAAATCAAAATGGTAGAGTATATCCTAAAAATATATTAGACAGAGAAGCTAAAAAATATCAAAAAGAATATATTGATCAAAATAGAGCATTAGGAGAATTAGATCATCCTGAATCTTCAGTAGTTAATTTAAATAACGTTTCTCATAATGTCTTAAAAATGTGGTGGAATGGCGATGATTTAATGGGAGCAGTACAAATATTAGAAACGCCTGCAGGAAAAATATTAAAATCATTGTTTGAATCTGGTATAACATTAGGAATATCTAGTAGAGGATTAGGTTCAGTTAAAGAACTTTATAAAGAATCAGCGGTAGAAGTTCAAGAAGATTTTGAATTAATTTGTTTTGACTTTGTATCAAATCCATCTACACATGGAGCATTTTTAAGACCAATGAATGAGTCAGTAACTATTGAAACAAAAAATTATAAAAAAGTAAATGACATTATTACATCAATATTGTGTGATAGTGGCAAATGTAGGATTTTACCATGAAATTTAAAGAAATATTAGAAGCACTAGAAAGAGAACCAGTTAAACTTACAAATGAACAAAAACGTGAATTTGTAGAAGCAGTAAAAGGATATTCCACATTAGGAGAATCTGTTTATGGTAAAGGAGATCTTAAAGAATTATGTGGACGTGTTAAATATATGGTAGAAATGGCTCAACAAGTTACTTTATCTGAAGGAGATTGGTTTGACGGAATTACTGTTAACAGACATATGAAAGGATTAAATGATTCATACAAAGTTTTTGAAAAAACAGCTCAGGAAATTTCACAATTACAAGAAAGACTTTCTGCAGCATATGAAGATATTGGTCAAGGTCTAGGTAAATATTTTGATGTAAATTAATTTTGATTATTAATAAAAAATTATTATAATAAAGGAAATAAATGTCGACAGTTGATAACATGTATCATCAATTTTTTGGAATGAAGCCACAAACAAATGAAGCTGATTTATTAAATAAGTTAACTGATTATAAAGGCGGATTTCTATATAAATTAATAGATCCAGCTACAGCAGGTAATGTTAAAGCTGATATACAAGCATTTTTAAATAAAAAAGGAATGCATGTTATTAAAACAAAATTTGATGACGCAGCTGGTAAAGGATTCTTTTATATTAGATTAGGAGAAGATCCTGCAAAAGAATCACAACGAGTTCAAGGATTTATAAGTCAATTACCAGAAGTTGAAAAATTTAAGTTTACATTAAGACCAATACAAAAACAACAAGTTACATCCCCAGAAAATGAATAAACAAATAAAACACCACAAATCAATAGTTCCAGGAAATTGCAAATCAACAAAAGTAATTAATCGAGATATTAATTTTGCATTAAGACTTTGGAAAAAACAGGTTAAATCTGCAGATTCAATTAATAAATTAAAATCATTAAAAGAATTTGAAAAACCTAGCATTACTAAAAGAAGACAAAAACAAGCAGCTGTATATAAACAAAAAATAGCTGACTTATATTCTGAGTAATACAATTAATTGATAGTCCTGATTTAGTTCAGGACTTTTTTACTGTTTTTTAAGTTTGTTTATATTTATAGTAAATACGTTATCTCTATATAACGTCAATTATTATTAATATTCTTATTAAGATTTACAATAATCTTATTTCCAATAAAAAAAATTTAAGGAGAAATGTAATGAACGAGAAATCGGATTTACTAAAAGAAGCAATTGCAGATGCAAAAGCCGTTAAGGAAACAGCATTAGCAAACGCTAAAATAGCTCTTGAAGAAGCTTTTGCTCCTAGAATTCACAACATGTTATCAACCAAATTATCAGAAGATTTGTATGAAGACGAAATGGACATGGATGCGGAAGCAGAAATAGAAGCACCAATAGAAGAACCATCAGTAGTTGTCGACGGCGAAAAATATGTCAAAGCCGACGATGCTGAAGGAGCTGAAATGGATGTAGATATGGATGCTGCACCTGACATGGACATGGGCGAAGAACCAATGGCTGATGGAATGGAAATGGAAGGAATGATGATGGATGCTGACGAAGATCCATCTGATCAAAATCCAGGTGTTGAAGAAGATCTAGAACTAGAAGCAATCATAAAAGAGCTAGAAGAAGATTTAAATGAAGAAGAATTAACTGAAGAAGAGTTAGCAGAAGATGCTCACAATTCTGACGCAGCTGATTCTACCGATCCAAAAGGCAATGATTTAATGGCTGAACCAAAAGAAATGAAAAATGAAGAATTCAATATTGATGAAATCATTGAAGAAATTCTTTCGGAAGAAGACAAAGAAGAAGAACCTAAGGATAAAGTAGAAGAAGGTGAAGATCATGATGATAAAGAATCTAAAGAAAAAGTAGAAGAAATGACTGAAGAATTAACGGAAGCATATGACACTATTGAATCTTTAAGAGACACTATCAATGAAGTTAATCTTTTAAATGCAAAACTTCTTTACACGAATAAATTATTTAGAAATTTTGAATTATCAGAAAGTCAAAAAATGACAGTTATCGAAAATTTCGATAGAGCTGGTAATACAAGAGAAGTTAAACTTGTATTTAGTACATTAGCAGAAAATTTTACAGTTCCTGTAAAAAAGAGAAAAGTGGTAAAAGAAGGTTCTGCCTCTAAGCCAGTTGAATCAACTGCTCCTGTAACTAAAACAATAATCAATGAAGGTAATCAATTAGCTAACAGATGGAAGAAGTTAGCCGGATTACTAGATTAATTAAAAAGGAAAATTAAAAATGGAAATTTCATCTTTATTAGAAGATAATAATCCTTCCCAAAGAAATGCAGCGTTAAAAACTGTAAACAAATGGGAAAGAACCGGTCTCTTAGAAGGACTTAAGTCCGAGACTGAAAAAGCCGGAATGGCTCAACTTCTAGAAAACCAAGCAAGACAACTTGTTAAAGAAGCGTCTTCAACTGGTACAACAGAAGGTTCAGAAGAGTGGGCTGGTGTAGCACTTCCATTGGTAAGAAGAATCTTTGCTGAATTTGCAGCAAAAGAATTTGTTTCTGTACAACCAATGAATTTGCCATCAGGACTAGTATTTTATTTGGATTTCAAATATGGTACAGCTCAACCTGGATTCGCACAAGACGATAAATTAAAAACAGGAGATCCATTTGGATCGCCAAATGCAGACGATTCTCTGTTTGGTGTAACTACCACAGAAAATGACCCATCAGGTGGTCTTTATGGTGCTGGTAGATTTGGATATTCAATCAATGAAATAGCAGTTACTGCTTCAGGTACTGTTGCAACTGCAACATCATCATCTGTAAATTATGATTCTGCATACACTGATATATTAGCTGCTAATCCTTATAAGGTTGTTAGCATACCATTATCATCATTGTCAGGATCAGATACTACTGCAGTAAGATCATTTATTATTTCATCTGGTTCGGGTGGTACTGTTAATCAAGTAAGTGCATTTACAAGATTAAATGATGCTAAAACGCATGTTAACTTTGTAATTACAGGATCAAATAGTTTAAATCCTGTTAATGGCGCTTATATTGTAAAATATAGTGCTCAACCATCTGATATATCTAGAGGCGATTTTGAAGATTCAGATCCTTTCAAAGGTTCTGGTGCTAACGGAATCAATCAAGGTACTGATATTGACATTCCAGAAGTAAATCTTGAAATGCAATCAGATCCAATAGTAGCTAAGACTAGAAAGTTAAAGGCTGTTTGGACTCCTGAATTTGCTCAAGATTTAAATGCATATCACTCAATTGACGCTGAAGCTGAATTAACTTCATTGTTAAGTGAATATGTATCAATGGAAATTGATCTTGAAATCTTAGATATGTTAATTAACGGCGCTGTAACAACAGAATATTGGTCAGCTGTATCAAATCAATTCTTTGATGCTGCTAACAATAAATTTGTTGGAAGAGATGTAGCCGGAGGCGGATATTATAATACGCAAGGAGAGTGGTTCCAAACTTTAGGAACTAAACTTCAAAAAGTATCTAACAAAATTCACCAAAAAACATTAAGAGGTGGTGCTAATTTCTTAGTAACTAGTCCTGCTGTTGCAACTATCCTAGAATCTATTCCTGGATTTGCTG